GTACGACCGTTTGATGAAACTCGGCATGGCCGAGTCGATTGCCAAGAACCTCGCCGAAGCCTACGGCACTGCCAGCAAGTCACTGGGAGAAGACGACGAAACTGGGCACAAGGCGCTCGCCGACCAATTCGCCGCGACCGCTGAGTCGATCAAGGCAGCAGGCGGCAACGTGCAGTTGTCGATCAGCGCACCCACGGGGCTGACTGCCGCCGATGTGGCGCGCATGCTGGCCGAGGACCGCACCACCGCCGCCGCAGACGCCCGCAAGTTGAGCGAGACGCAGGCCAGCAACCTCAAGGTGTTCAACGATGCCATCGCCGCGGCCGCTGGCCTGAGCGAGCCCACAAAGAAGCTGCTGAGCGAAGCAAGCACACTGGTGACCGCTGCATCCACTGCAGATCAGGTGAAGGCGCTTGCCGCCCAGCAAATTGCCCTGGGCAACAAGCTCGAGGCGAGCCGGCAGCTGGCGTCCATCGGCTACGTGCAGCCCAGTGGCAGCGTGCGCATCTCGACCGACGAGAGCAACAGCATCCGCAAATTGTCGGACGACATTCGCGTCAAGCTCAAAGACAGTGCGGCGTTCGGTAACGGCAAGTTGCGCCTGTCAGACGAGAAGGACCTGCACCCGTTTGCGCGCAAGGTGTTGGCGCAGTTCGACGCAGACAACGCGCAGCGCCTGCATGCCGAGGCACGTTGCCTTGCCGGCGAAACCACAATCAGCGACGCTGCTATTCCGGTCAGCTATCAGCGCGAGGTGATCCGTGAATCGCTAAGCGACATGAATATGCTGTTCCTGCTGACCACCAACGTGGACGCGTCCGCTGGGCCCGTTCATCAAATCCCGTACACCAACCGCGATATCAGCGGCATCACCAACGAAGGCCGCGTGTACGAAGGCCAGGGCATCAACTCCGTGGGCGTGGTGCAGGCACTGAGCACTGCGTACATCGAGCCGGTGAAGCTGGCCATCGATGTGACGCTGGAGGTTGAAAACTTCACGCGTAACAGCGGCCAGATCAACTACGACGCCTTCGCAGAATCGGTGTCTGCAGCCGCTCGGTACCAGCGTGAAATCATCACGCGAAAGGCCACCAACGAGTGGCAGCGATCGTCTGATGCGTATGGCGCTGTCGCGGTAGCGGCTGAATCGTTCATCGCGCAGGCGACGGGTGCGGAGTCCGTGTTCAAAACGGTCAACTTCCCGATCGTGCGCCCATATCAGCCGCGCGACCTGCAAGGCAACACTACCGGTACGGCCGAGCACCTGATTGTGGTGGTGTTGAACACCGTGACGCTACTCGAGTACAACGGCAGCGGCACGCAGGCGGCCGGCAACTACTGGCGGATGATCAACTGGAACATTGGCACGTTCCAGATCGTCAATCAGCTCGGCGTCGTCCAGACCCCCACGGGCGCAACCGCCACCACGATTGCGTACAGCCGTGCCACCAACGTTGCGCTGTTTGACACTGATCTGGGTGCGCTCAATCTGGCGCAACGCATGTCGCTTGCGCTGCAGGCCTTCGGCCTGCGCAAGGCGCGACTTAGTCAAGACCGTTACGTGGAGCCCAACTTCGCGCTGATGGCGGTGACCGCGCACGACAGCCTGTCGAATGCCGAGCACTTCGAGCTGAATCGCAGTCGCGCGGACATGACGCTGCTGCAGACCGGCGATATGGGCGTGATCAAAGGCCTGGGCACGTGGAAGACCAACGCGCCTGGCAATGACATGGCTGAAGACCGCGTCTTGATCAGCGAACGCGGATTGCTGCGGTACACGATCCAGAAGGCATTCAGCCTGGGTGCGCCGTTCGAGAAGATGGATTCGACAGGCCGCCCGATTGGCGTGCGCGGTGCGTACGGCACCGAGTTCAGCTCGTTGCACGTTCCGCCGGCGCTGCGTGGCCACAGCACCAGCCTGGTGTTGTACAGCGCAACCGCACGCGCCGCGATCTAACCCTGAAGCCCCGCAACGCATGCGCGGCTTAAGCCGCGCATGCACGGAGAACTGCAATGCAAAAGCCATACACCAACACCGGTACCACACCGATTTACATCGGCCCACACCTGGTCCAACCGGGCGATACGCGCATGGTGGATGAGAGCTTCATGCCGCCAGAGGGGCCCGCCGCGGCAAGCGACGCACCTGCAGATCCAGTGCTGGACCTGCTCGACTACAAAGTCGCAGATATCGCCGCTGCACTCAGCGCTTTGAGCGATGAAGACCTTGCGCGCCTAGAGTCGGCCGAGAACGCCGGAAAAACCCGCAAGGGCGTGCTGGAAGCCATCGGCGCCGACAAGTTCCGCCGCGCTGCTGCCAAGACTGTGATTGACCCGAGCTAACCCGCGTGGGCATGACCATCACCAGCCTGCTGGCGGACTACAAGGCGTCTTTGCAGGACTCCGTGTCGTTTTTTACAGCCGCCGCCGATGCCGATTTTATTCGGCACTTGACTGTGGCTGCGCGAGCAGTGTCGCTGAACAAGGTGCCACGAACGCTGGTCGGCCAAATTGCTGTGTCCGCAAACGTGGCTGAATACGCCGCGCCTGTCGATCTGCTGTTGCCCAAAGCGGGCTTCTGGACACGCATTTCGATTGACGTCACCAACATTCCGAGTACACCGAACCCGGTGCTGTCGATCGCTGAGTTGGACAATGAAGTCGTGCTGGTTCTGAACCCCGCACCGAGTGCAGCGCAGATTGCCGTTTTTGGCAGCACCTATGGGTTTTATTATTTTGGTGCGCATGCAATGACCGAAAGCGCAGCGACCAGCACTTTGCCGGAGCGCTGTCGCAACCTTGTGTTGCTGCGCGCGCAGGCCGAAGCCTGCCGCGAGCTGACGCTGCGCCAATTGACCAAGCCGGTTACGTTGCGCGCTGGCGGCGGCAGTACCGCGCAGACGCGCAACATGGCGCCTTCGGCCGTGTTTGCTGTGTTGATGGCCGAATACGAGCGGACGGCCGCATGAGTACGTTCGCGCTGAAGATTGACCACAACATTGCGGGCATTGGTGCGGCGATCGCGGCGGCGCCTGGCTTGTTTCTGACGGCTACAAGTCGTGAGCTGCTCAACGGCAGCAGGCGCTTAGCCACACGAATGAAGCGCGCTGCGCCGAAGTTCCACAGCGAGCTGACCAACGCCATTCTGCCGGTGTCGATCGCACCACTCGAACACCATGTCCGGGCTGCGAAAGGCTACGCCAGCCACATTGAGGACGGCACCACCGGTGGTGGCATTGCGCCGATATCGACGCTGGAGCAGTGGATCAAAGCCAAGGGCATCACCCCGCGCGACCCGAAGACCACGCCCCTGCAGCTGGCGTTCCTGATTCAACGTGGCATCGCTGCGCACGGCAGCAAGGCGCAGCCCTTCGCGAAACCATCGCTTGATGCCGAGAAACCGCTGATCGAAGCGCGCTTTCGCGATCGGCTGACCGAAGTGATCCGGAGTATGCGCGCATGAGCGCCTCGGAAATCACCGCGACCTTGACCGCCATGAAGTCGGTACTGGAAGCCGCCGCACCGGCACGTGTGGTGACCGACGTGTTTTTGCCCTTCGACGTGCGTCCTGACGCCGAACTGTTGGCGGGTGTGCTGACCATCTTGTTCGTTGGTGTGCCCGCTTACGACTACGAGCACACACTGCAGTTTGACGGCATTGACCACATTCAGACCGACAACGCGCTGATCGAGATCAGCGTGGTTGGCCAAATCCGCGTGGCTGAAAACGCCACGGGCGCGCAACTGGCCACCGCCGAAATTGCTCTGTTGACCGATATCGAAAAGCTGGCGAACGCAGGTATCAGCGACAGCCGATTGAACAACCTTCGCTTGATCAGTGCCAAGTGCAGCAGCCAGATGGAAGCACCGTATGGCTGGATCTACACCCTGTTTCAAACCCGCGCAGATGGAGAGTGATGCTATGTCCGAGACCAACAAATCGCCCGCGCAGATCGAGAGCGCAAAACAGCTGGCTCAAATCCATCAAGGCCTGCTGACGCAGACAGAAACACCGACCGGCCCTCGCCTGACGAACGCCGAACTGGCTGCGCGATCCGCTGCAAAAGCGATCCCATTGCCGGCCGCAGATCAACCCGACCCCGCGGCAGCGAAAGCCGCTCCCGTGAAGGAGAAGTAAGCCATGTACAAGTCGCGCAAAAAGACGGTCCTGTTCAAGAAAGAGGTCACCTCGGGAACTGATGCGGTGCCAACCGGCGCGCTCAATGCCATCCAGACGAGCGAGTTTTCGTTCGACCCAATGGAAGGCGATTTGCTGGACACGGCCTACGACAAGCCAACGCTCGGCGGGGACCCGCAGAGCCTGGTGGGTAAGCACGTACGTATCCGCTTCAAGGTGAAGTGTGCGGGCGCCGGCGCCGCTGGCACGGTACCGGCGTTCGGGCCCATGCTGGAGTGCTGTGGCTACACGGCCACGGTGAGCGCCGGCGTGAGCGTTGCCTATGCCTCGGAAGACACGGGCATCAGCTCCGGCACGCTGCACTTCAAGGCCGATGGTGTGTTGCACACTGTTGTTTATTGCAAGGGCTCTCTGGTGATCACGGGCCAGACCAAGCAATACGGACACATGGAGTTCGAGTTCATGGGCCTGTACGTGGCGCCCACGGCCGCCGGCGCGATCACCCCGGTGTACACCGCGTTCCAAGTGCCGGTGCCGTTTCGCGCCAGCACGGCGAGCGTGACGTGGAATGCAGTGGCCCTGGGTACGCATGAAATCAAAGTGACTGGAGGTCAGAAGATCGACTTCTACGAGCATTCCGAAGCCGAGAGCATCGAGCTGGAGGATCGCAAGGCGATGTGCGATCTGAAATTCGAGGAGCCAGCGATCGGAACGACGGACATCTTTGCTCTGTGCACCGCAGAAACGAAGGCCGCTCTGGTTTATCAGCTCGGCACCGTCGCCGGGAACATCTTCAGGGTGAACGCGCCGCTGTTCCAACCACTGAAGCCAAAGCGTGGCGACGTGAAGGGCAACTCCAGCATCGAGGTGTCTGGCCAGCTGATTGCAGATGGCACAACGCCCGACCACACCATCACCGTTCTGTAACCCGCGCGGCACGCCCAACAAGGCGTGTCGCCGCCAATTTCCAACCACGCGCCGGGCCGCTTTGCCGGCGCGCTTTTAAACCCACGCACCGGAGTGCATGACCATGAGTCTGATTGTCGACGACGTAACACAAACCTTTGAGCGCGAAGTACTCGTGCAGTTTGCTCAACCTAACGGCACTGTGAAGCAAGGCAGTTTCACTGCCGAGTTTTTGCGCCTGACGCAAGAGGAGCTGGACGACATTCCAGAAGATGAGCGCAACAGCGACCTGGTGCGCCGAGTACTGAAAGCGGTGAAGGGGATTGGCCGCACGCCCAGCGATCAGCTTTCGCCCGAAGAATCGCTCAAGTTTGTCTTGAATTCCGCGGAGTGCGTGAACGCGGCGGCAATGGTTTTTTTTCGTGTTTCGCGTCCGGAGCGCTACGACGAGAAAACCTCGAGGACGCAACGGAAGCGTGGCTAAACGTTCGCTCCTCGGTGTCGGAAGACGCCGAGGACTGGGCGGCGGAGCTCGAAGCAGATTGGGACCCCGAACCGGCCCATTTGGAGGATTTGCGCGCAATTGCAGATGACGACAGCGAAACGGTTTACCTCTGGTCAGAGAACAAGCCGGCGTTCGAAGTGTTTGTGCAGTGCAAGTGGCAGGTAGTGATCAATCCGGACGGCAAAAAGGAATTCATGGGCATCACCGCACAAGAGTTGCAAGCCGCGTGCTGGCTATGCGCCATCACTGATGCGCAACGCGCTGATGCGGTGCAAGGCGTGCGGACCTGCGAAGACACCGCACTGCCCTACTTAAACAGGGACCGTTGATCGATGGACCTGACAATCGTCCTCAAGGGTGACAACTCCGGGCTCACTGGCACGCTGAAGGCCAGCGAGCAGGACATTCGCAATTTGGGACGCGCGATGGGCACTACTAAGGCCGAGTCGCGAGCGCTTGAGCGTGCTCTGGATGGTATTGGAACGGGTGGAGAGCGCGCCAACAGGCAGACCCGATCGCTGGCGGCCGGATTTGGCACACTGCGATCGACGTTGACGACGTTGGGTGTTGGCCTGTTCGTCAAAGAGCTGTATCAGGCCTCCAATTCTCTGGATTCATTTGATCGCGGTTTGACTGCGGTGTTTAACAGCCAACGCAATGCCCGTGAGGAATTGGCCTTCGTACGCGCCGAAGCCGACCGCCTGGGCCAGAGCTTCAGGCTGCTTTCCGAAGGCTACGTGCAGATCACCGCATCAAGCAAGGGCACCGCACTCGCCGGCCAGGCGAGTCGCGAAATCTTCATCGCGGTAGCCGAGGCCTCGCGTGTTTTCAATCTGAGCCAAGAGAAGACAGCGGGCACCATCAGCGCGATCAGTCAGATCATCAGCAAGAACGTGGTCAGTATGGAAGAGCTGCGTCAGCAGCTGGGCGACCGCCTGCCGGGTGCGATGCAGATTGCTGCCCGCAGCATGCACATGACCACCGCTGAATTCATCGATCTGGTCTCGCAAGGGAAAATTGCGGCCAATGAATTTTTGCCTGCGTTTGCCGCCGGGCTACGCGAATCGGCCAAGGCCGGCATTGAGCTGTCCGCCAGCAGTCCTGCAGCTTCCGTAGAACGACTGAAAAACGTGTTATTCGACATGGCCGCTACGGTGGGCCGGTCCGGCTTCATGGAAGGTTTGTCGGCACAGGTGCAGAAGCTGACCATCGCGCTGAAGGACTTTGTCGACAGCGGCTCGGCACAGACGGTGGGCGCGGCACTGGGACTGATGATCCGCAACATAGACCTGTTGGTGATCGGCATCACTACGCTGTACGGCGCGCGCGGCATCATCGCGTTGGTGACCGGCTTCCGTACTCTGGCCACGACCATATCGCTCACCGCTGCGCCCCTGGCTGCATTTGCGAGCGGGACCACTGTCGCAACCACCGGGATGGCGCTGATGTCCTCCACGGGCCGCGCGTTGTTCGCAATGGTAGGCGGCTGGCCCGTGGTTTTGGCTGCGGCAGCTGTGGGCTTCATCGCGGTTGGATCGGCGTTGCGCCAATCGTGGGAGGAACAAGAGCGCGTTTTGGTGGCGGCGGCGGAACGACGTCGTCAGATCGAGGCCGACAATGCCGCTGCTGGCATACAGGCGCGACAGGAGAACGCGCGACTGATCGAAGCGGACATCGCGTCGCTCGAGCGCTCGATGTCGCGCGAAAAGGGCCGACCGATCTATAAGCAGATGGCCGAAGAGCTGAAAGCACTGAACGCCGAGCTGCTCTCAGCGAAGGGCGGTGCTGACGCATATGCCGCGTCGGTCAGTGGCCAGCGCACTGCGGTGGATGACCTAGTGAAAAAACTAAGCGCGCAAAACGGCGAGATGCAGCTGCAGGCCATCCGAATCAAGGAAGGTGAGGCAGGCGTGGCCAAGCACCTTGCCTCGCAGCTCAACTGGAAAAACGCCACCAACGAACAACGAAAAGCGATGCGCGATGCGCTGACTCAAATGGGCGCGAACGAAGCCGCGCTCAAAACCCTTGAGGGTGCTACCAAGCGTGAAGCCAAGGAGACGAAAGACAGCGTCCGCGCGCACGCCGAATACCAGCGCACGATGCAGCAATTACTGCAGACCATCGACCCGCTGGCCGCCCTGCAGGAAGAACAGATCGACCTGCAGCGCGAGTTGAATAAGTGGCGCACAGCAGGTGCGATATCAGAAACCGAACTGTCCAAGGCCATGAGGTTAGTCAACCGTGCGTTTATCGAGCGCAAGCGCGATATGAACGGGCAGGAGAAAGCTGAGGAAGACATGATCGAACGGCGGCAGCAGGCGCAGCTGCAGTACGAGGACTATCTCAACAGCCTGAAGCAAGAGATCGCGCTGCTCAAGGTGTCTGAACCTGAGCGCGCAGCGATGGCCGATGCGTTCGAAGTCGAAGCGATCGCCGCGACTCGAGCGGCGGCGGGTATCAAGACGAACGCCACCGAGTTGCGCGCGCTGCTGGCCGAGCGCAGACAGCTACTGGCCGACGATGCGACGGCGGCTGAATGGCAGAATATCTGGGTGCAGCGCATCGACGGCGTGAGCAATGCATGGGGCGATTTTCTAGCCTCTGGCCTCAGTGACTTCAAGAGCTTTGGCGAATCGCTCGAGCGTGAATCCGACAATTTTTTGGCCAGCCTCGCGAAGCAGTTTCTGAATACGAGCCTGAAGGTAGGCGGTGGCGGATTCAGCGGGGGCGTGCAGCAACTCGGGCAGAATCTCAACACCAATTCTATGTATGGCCCTGGCGGACAGGGAGGCAGCGTTCAGGGCTGGGCAGCAGCTGCCGGATCTGCCTACGCTGGCTGGCGCAATGCAGCGGACGGTGGCAACAAAGGCGACACTATCCTGTCGTTCACGCAGGCCGGCGCGCAGGTTGGTGGATGGGTGGGCGCAATCGTCGGGCTAATTGTGGGCATCTTGGTCGCGGTATTCAAGAAGGTTAAGCCGGAGGATATTCGTGTAGGCGGTGCCCATGCCAGCGTGCGCAACCCGGAAGAGAACTTCACCACGGCGTTTGGCCCGGCCCGCATTGGCACGCGCAGAATCAACCTCGACGAAACCGTCAAAGCGATCACCGAGTTTGACAAGGCGATTTTCGACCTGGTCAGCTCATTCGCCGGCGCCGACGCCCGCATCAACGACATTCGCGGCAATCTAGCGACCTGGTCTGTTGATCTGCGCGGTGATGCTGCAACGGGAGAAAACCTGCTGAAGCTGCGCTTCAAGGCGATATTGCAGGCATTCGAACAGCCGATTCAGGACTTTGCGCTGGCTGGCCAGACCTTGGAAGACCAGGTCGAACGATTGAGCGTTGCGCTAACCGCCGAGTCGGCGTTCGTGAAAGCTGGCCTGGAAATTTCGTTCGGCGAATTCCTGACGATCGTCGATGAGCTGGCGATCGCTGGCGAGAAAGCGACGGACACGATCCAGCGCATTATCGGCTCGGTGCGACTGCTCGATTCATTCCTCGACGTGACGGGCATCCAGTTGGGCATGACCGCTCAGGAGTTCGCTCGCTTCGCTACGCAGATCAGTGAGGCCGCTGGTAGCCTCGAGCGCGCTGGTCAGCTGATGGAAGGCTTTGTGCGACGGTTCTACAGCGCCGCCGAAGTGAGCGCATCACAAATCGCCAACCTGCGCGCATCAACAATGGAAGAACTGTCGCAAATCGGTGTGGACGGTATCCCGACCATGCAGGCGTTCCGCACGGCTTTTGAAGCCAGCCTGCCCAACATGACACCAGAGCAAGTAGTGCAATGGCTGGAGGCCGCGAATGCTCTGGCCGATTTCAACGACGCCCTGATGGCGATGCGCGACGCTCTGTCGCAGTCGCAACAAGCAGCGCGCGATTTCAACGTGACGATGGCGCAACGGCTCAATAGCACCGGGAGCCAGATCAGCATCGGCGCCATGTACGAAGGCAACCTTCCAACGCTACGCGCAGCCGTCGAGACTGAAGAGAACGTCGACCGCGCGCTGGCCAATCTTGATCGATTCATCAACGAGGTGGACAGTTGGCTGAGCGCTGCGATTGCGGATGTATCAGCAGCTGCAGATCGAGCGCATCCATCTGCGCTTGAACATTGG